TCTAGAGGCATGAGTAGAATACTTCTTAAAAGAGGTGGTTCTCCTGCGTGGACTAGATCTGAAGGTAAATCTAAATCAGGTGGACTGAATGAAAAAGGACGTAAGTCCTATGAAGCAGAGAACCCAGGTTCTGATTTAAAAGCACCTCAACCGGAAGGTGGAGCAAGAAAAAAATCATTCTGTGCTAGAATGCGTGGAATGCGTAAAAGACAAAAACCAAGTAATAATACAGGTGACGATAGATTATCTAAGTCACTTAGAAAGTGGAAATGTTAATATGACAAAAAAAGCAAAACTACAAAAAGTAATTAAAGGTTTAAACAAAGCCTCTAAATTACATGCAGGCCAAGCCAAAGTATTAAAAGGCATGGTTAAAAAAGACAAGACAAAGAAAGCCTAAATATGATGGATCCATTAGTTGTTGTATCTAAGATACAAAAAATGATGCGTGATAATTTACAAAGAGTCGGCGATGCCATGATTAGTGGTGGTGTTGACAATATGGAAAAATATCAGTATATGTTAGGACAAGCAAGAACATATCAATACATACTACAGGAAATCTCTAACCTGCTAGAAGAAAAGGAGCAAAAAAATGAACACGGAAAAGTTATCGACATCAACGAAGGAAGTTCCAAAACATAGGAACGCCCTCGAAGAAAAGTACAAACAAACAAAAGAAATGGTTAAAGAAAAAGAACCATTGAATCCAGAAAATATCCAAAATATAAAAGATCAATTACCAGAACCTTGTGGTTATAGACTTTTAGTTTTACCTTTCACACCGAGAGAAAAAACTAAAGGTGGAATAATTATTGCGCAAGAGTCTTTGGAAAAATTAAGAATAGCTACTAACTGTGGTTATGTTTTAAAAGTTGGACCACTAGCTTATTATGACACTGAAAAATTTCCAACAGGACCTTGGTGTAAAAAAGGTGATTGGGTTGTATTTGCAAGATATGCTGGATCAAGACTACCAATAGAAGGCGGAGAAGTTCGTCTATTAAACGACGATGAGGTTTTGGGTAAAATCAAAGATCCAGAATCTGTATTGCATAACATATAAACATAGAAGGAGTAAACTATGCCAGACGTAGAAGAAAAAAAACAAGATCTAGTCGACATCGATACATCGGGACCTGGTGCTGATGTTGAATTAGAAGAAGACAAAGTAACAGAAGTACCAACAGAAGAACCTGTTGTTGAAGAACCTAAAGCACCTGCAGAAGACAAATCTTTTGAAAATGAAAGAGAAGTTAAACTGGAGAAAAAGGTTGAAGAACCAAAAGAAGAACTTGAAGAATATAGCGAAGGAGTTCAAAAAAGAATTTCTAAACTTACTAAAAAATGGAGAGAAGCAGAAAGACAAAGAGAAGCTGCTTTAGAATTTGCAAAAGGAGGTCAAGTTGAATTAGAACAATTAAAAGCAAAAGTTTCTAAACTTGAACCTGGTTATGTAAACGCCATGGAAGGTAAGTTAAAAAGCGGTCTTGAGTCTGCTAAAGCAACTTTATTAAGAGCAAGAGAAGCTAATGATATTGATGCTGAAGTTAATGCGCAAAAAGAAATTGCTAGAATTGGTATTGAAGAATCTAAAGTTAATACTTTAAAAAATAGATATCAACAACAAGCAGCGCAAGCACCAACAGCGCCAAGAACATTAGATCAAGCTGTTCAAGCACCACCTGCAGATCCAAAAGCAGAGGCTTGGGCTGACAATAATGAATGGTTTGGTAAGGATAATGCTATGACTTATACTGCATTTGATTTACATGATAAACTAACTAAGAACGAAGGTTTTGATCCACATTCAGACGATTACTATGCTGAAATAGATAGACGAATGCGTCTTGACTTTCCACATAAGTTTGATAGAAAAGAACTATCGGAAGGAACGACCAAACCGACACAAACAGTAGCGTCAGCAACGCGAAGTGTCAAACCTGGTCGCAAAACTGTGAGACTCACATCATCACAGGTAGCAATTGCTAAAAAATTAGGTGTGCCATTAGAAGAGTATGCGAAACAATTAAAAATCACGAAGGAGGCATAAGCATATGAGTACAGATAAAATAAAAACTTCCCGTGCGAGTCAAACTAGAGTTAAGGAAACTAAAAAACAAGTTTGGACTCCACCATCATCTTTAGACGCACCCCCTGCACCAGATGGGTACCATCATAGATGGATAAGAGCTGAAACAATGGGTTTTGACGATACAAAAAACATGTCAGCTATGTTGAGATCAGGTTATGAATTAGTGAGAGCTGATCAGTACCCAGATACAGAATATCCAGCTATTAACGATGGGAAATACAAGGGAGTGATCGGAGTTGGCGGCCTAGTGCTGGCTAGGATATCTTTAGAGTTAGTTCAATCGCGTAAGGAATATTTTGATAAACTTACAAAAGAAAAAGACGAAGCGATTAAGAATGACCTTATGAAGGAACAGCACCCTGGAATGCCTATCGACATTGATAGACAATCTCGTGTAACCTTCGGTGGTACAAAAAAAGATTAATAATTTTTAATCCTTTTTACCAACGAATTAAACTAATCGTACTGGAGGTCCGTAAGGACAGGTACAAAAGGAGATAACAATATGGCAAATCAAGATGCAGCTTTCGGTTTTAAACCCGTAAGGCATATGAGTGGCAATATTCAAACTGAAGAGTTTGCTATTGCTAACAATTATGGTACTTCTATATTTACTGGACAAGTAGTAGAAGCCGTAACAGCAGGCGGTATTGAAGCAGCAGCAGCTGGAGACACACAACAATTAGGTGTTTTCGCTGGTGTTTTTTTCACTGACCCGTCAACAAGTAAACCTACGTTCAAGGCTTTTTATCCAGCTAGCACAGCAGCAGCTGATACAGTAGCCTCTGTGTATGCAGATCCAAATATCATTTTTGAAGTACAACATGATGGTACTGGAACAGCAGCAATGAACCATGGTGGTTTTGACTTTGTAGGAGTGGGCGGAAGCACGCTTTCTGGACAGTCAACATCAGAACTTGACACATCAACAGTTACAACTAGTGGTGGTTTCAAACAGATAGGAATATCTAAAGATCCCAACAATAGTGATACAGCTTCAGCGAATGCTAACGCATACGTTAAGTTTAACACTGGTGAACATGTGTTTACATTAACAACAGCACTAGGATAATCGAATAGGAGATTAAATTATGGCAATATCACGAGCACAACTAGTTAAAGAACTAGAGCCAGGATTGAATGCACTATTCGGCCTGGAATACAAAAACTACGCAAACGAACACGCGGAAATTTTTGACACGGAAAACAGCGACAGAGCTTTTGAAGAAGAAGTGATGCTATCTGGTTTCGCAAATGCTTCAGTTAAACCTGAAGGATCAAGCGTAAACTACGATGCAGCACAGGAAACTTACTCTGCTCGTTACACACATGAAACGCTTGCTTTAGCGTTCGCAATCACTGAAGAAGCGATTGAGGATAACTTGTATGACAGACTTGCGTCTAGATATACAAAAGCTTTAGCGAGATCAATGGCTAACACTAAACAAGTGAAAGCAGCTAATGTGTTAAACAACGCGTTTGGAACAGCAAATGGTGGAGATGGTAAAGAGCTTTGCGCTACTGATCACCCTATCGTTGCTGGAACAGTTAGAAACGAGTTGACAGTTGCAGCAGACCTTAACGAAACTTCATTGGAGCAGTCTTTAATTGACATCGCTGCAATGACTGACGAAAGAGGTTTAAAAATTGCAGCTAAAGGAGTTAAAATGATAATTCCTTCTGCGCTTCAATTTACTGCTGAGAGACTAATGAAGTCTTCTCTAAGAACTGGAACAGCTGATAATGACACAAATGCAGTTGTATCTATGGGTATGATTCCACAGGGTTATGCTGTGAATCATTACTTAACTGATACTAATGCGTTTTTCATTAAAACAGACGTGCCTAACGGTCTAAAACACTTTGTTAGAGCACCTATGAAAACAGCTATGGAAGGTGACTTTGAGACTGGAAACGTTAGATACAAAGCTAGAGAGAGATATTCTTTTGGATTCTCTGACTTTAGAGGTATCTTCGGATCACCGGGAGCATAATCATTAAACTAATGTGGCGGACATAGTTCCGCCACATTTGATATTTAGAAAGAAAAAATCATGAAAACATTCACAGTAAATATATGGGCATACGATCACTACGCTAAATTTAATGTTTTAGCTGAAGATAATGCTGTTTCTCTTGAAGAATCAATACTTGACAAATTGGGAGAAAAGAGTATAAGCTGGGAATATCTCGGAAACAACTATAATAACGAGATAAGTCGAATAACCTTTGAGGAGGCTGTTGATGATACAAGACCTATACAAACAAAAAAGGTCCTTGGAGTTGAAGTGGGAACAAGAGCATATTAACGAAGATAGATATACTCTTAACATGGTTAGACTTGATGATAAGATCAGACAAGTTATTACTGAGATTAAGCTTGAAGAAGCTCAAATCGCTCACAGGCAAAATAGCGTTGAAGGCGCTGCTCCACAAGTTTCTGTAGCTACTTAGAACAAAAGCTACATCGCTGAAATCGCACTTTTACTGTAGGGCCTCTTGCACTCCATTAAAAAATAACATATAATTCACACACTATATAAAAATAAATTTTAAATGTAGACGCGTATAGTCGACAACCCCTAGGGACTACATTTACATATTCTAGGAGGAATATTAACATGGCTAATACAACATTTAACGGCCCAGTAAGAGCAGAAGGTGGTTTTGAACAAATTACTAAAACTGCAGCAACGGGTGCAATAACAACTAACCTTGATATTGAT